GGAGATACCAACAGTGGTAGTAACACAACAGTAGGCTCAACCACTACAACAACCACTGAAACGAATACAAGCAGTAGTGTTGCAAGTAACACAAGTAGTGGTAATACAGGAGTTGGCGATAATATAGTCGATAGCAATACATCAGTTAGTCAATCAGAAGCAGATGTTATTGCAGATCAAATCGTTGCACAAAATATACAGGATCAACAAGAACAATTGGAACAACAACAACAAGAAACAGGTGAATACGCAGATGAATCTCAGTTAATTGGATACATGGCTTATGTCCCAGGGTTTAGTGCTTATAGTCAAGTTGAAGTTCCTCAACCTAGTGTTTGGTACGAACCTGAGATAATATATGGTAATGTTAATATTCCAGACAACAACTCAGCGTTTGGTGGATTGTATGGAAACAGTTTAACTGGAATGAATAATTTAATTAATATGCAGCCTAATTTATAAAATGGCAGTAAAAAGAAAACGAAAAAGAGCTAAAGCAATACCCAGAACCACAGGTAAGGGCGGTAATTATCGCAAAACAAAAGCTGGCGCAGGCATGACTAAAAAAGGAGTCAGAGCTTATAGAAAAAAGAATCCTGGATCTAAACTAAAAACTGCGGTTACAGGTAAAGTTAAAAAAGGAAGTAAAGCTGCAAAAAGACGAAAGTCTTATTGCGCAAGGTCTTTAGGACAACTGAAAAGAAGTTCTAAAAAAACTAGAAACAACCCTAATTCAAGGATTAGGCAAGCAAGAAGAAGATGGAAGTGTTAAATGGCAAAAGCTAAAAGTAAAGGAAAAATATGTGCTAAAGGTAAAGCGTGGGCTAAAAGAACTTTTGATGTATATCCAAGCGCTTATGCAAACCTTGCTGCATCTAAATATTGTAAAGATCCAAATTATGCAAAAGGTTCTAAATCTAAAGTTAAAAAGAAAAAAGATGGTGGTTTCATAATTAATCACAAAAGATCTAAATTTAGAGGCCAAGGCAAAGTTATGAGCGACAGATTAAGATAATGGGCCAACTACAACAATGGTTAGATGAAGAATGGGTGGACATTGGCGCACCTAAGAAGAAAGGTAAGTATCAGCCTTGTGGACGTAAGTCTGCAAAAAAGAAAACCAGAAAGGGCTATCCAAAGTGTGTGCCAAAATCTAAAGCAAAACGAATGACAAAAAAACAAAAGGCAAGTGCAGTGAAAAGAAAAAGAGCAGTAAGTAACAAAGGTCCTAAACCTAAAAATGTAAAAACCATGAAGAATGGAGGGTTTATCGCTAAAGGTTGTGGCAAAGTTATGCCGAACCGAAGAAAATTAACTAAAATATATTAGGAGTAAATATGGATTGGTTTCAAAGTAAGACAACGCAATTGATTGCATTGGCTGGTATTGTCAGCACATTAGCTGGTTTCGGCTATACAGGCGCAACGTATGTTAATCGCATAGAAAATCTTGAGTCTAAAATGACTCGTTATATTAACGAAATAGATGCCCTTGCTGACCAGGTTACAGGACTGGACAAAAATGTAGTTGCTGTTGGTGAACAAATTAAATCATTAAATGTTGAGACACAAGATTTAAGTCCAATTAAAAATGACATTGTGGCCATACAAACAAGCATTGCAGGAATAAACTCAAGCATTGATTCTATGTACGATGATGTGCAAAGTTTAAAAAACAAAAACGATAACCCATTGGCGAATTAATATGAGTGACGAACAACATTACGGAAGCCCTAGATTTGGTGGTGACATGGATCGCAACGAGGTTGAGATTGATCTCAATAAATTTATGGCTCTACTGCAAGAAAAATCTGATTTAAAAGACAGAATCAGAGAGCTTGAAGATGAAAAAAATGATAACCCTTATCAAAAGTTTATATTTGTAGCAGAAGCTATAGATAGTTGGAGAATTATACCTAGAGCTTTTTTAGGTGTGTATATGTATCTTCTTTATTACACGACATTTTGGTTCATGGATTTGCCTGAACCAAGTTTTGAGCAATCGGGGTTAATTTCTATTGTTGTGGGTGCGGGCGCAGCCTGGTTCGGCTTGTACACAAACTCTCACAAAAAAGATCCGATGAAGTAATGTCTAAAAAGAAAAAAAGAGATTATGCAAGTGAATATAAAAATTATCACTCTAGGCCAGAACAAAAATTAAACAGAGCAGCAAGAAACAAAAGTAGAAATGAATTGTTAAAAACTGGAAAAGTAAGAAAGGGTGATGGAATGGATGTTCATCATGTAGATGGAAATCCTAGAAACAGTAAAAAAAATAATTTAAGGGTTATTCCCAAAAAGAAAAATAGATCATTTAGTAGAGTATAAGGAGTAAATTATGGCTTGGTATGCAAAAAAAATAGGTTTAACAACTTGGTTTAAAACAAAGTTTCTTGGTTACGAAGAAAAAAAAGTTCGTGCAAGGGATGAAGATGGAAAGTATGTAGGCGATGATAAATCAACGCCAGATGTCAATGAAGCATATACTACCGTTGCAGTAAAATCTAAAAAGTAAACTCAATTATGGGTTTTCCTTTTGAAATTATAACCATGCTTGGTTCTACTTTGTTAAGTAGCTTGTTAAGTATTTGGTCGCAAAGTCGTAAAGCCAAAGCGGAAGAACAAAAACTTTTAATTACAAGAGGAGAGTTTGAGATAAAAGCTAGGCAACAATCTTTAAGTCATGGTCTAAAAGACAAAGGATTTGCTTGGACTAGAAGAATAATTGCACTGACGGCTATATTTGCAATTGTGCTTTTGCCAAAACTTGTTGCTGTATTTTATCCCGATGTAGATGTAACTGTTGGATATACGAACTGGCGTCCAGGCTTTATGTTTTTTAGAGAAGGACGAGAGGTTTTTGAATGGATTACATTTCAAGGTTTGGTCATAACGCAATTAGATACCAATTTAGTATCGGCTATAATTGGTATGTACTTTGGTGGTAGTTTGGTAAAACGATAAAGGTTATTATATAAAAATGGCATTATCTAAATACATATTAAGACCTGGTATCGATAGGGAAGGTACTGAGTATAGCAATGAAGGCGGTTGGTTTGATGCCAACCTAGTTCGCTTTCGTAAAGGTTTGCCTGAAAAAATAGGTGGTTGGACCAAAGATATTTCTAGTTCTTTCTTAGGCCTGTGTAGAGCACTGCATGCTTGGGTTAACTTAGACACCACAAAGTTTTTAGGGTTAGGAACCACTTTTAAATATTACATTTTATCAGGAGACACTTATAACGACATAACTCCAATACGAGCAACAACTTCTGCTGGAGATGTGACTTTCTCTGCGACAAATGGTGATGCAACGATTACTGTAGCTGATACAGCACACGGCGCAGTAAAGAATGATTTTGTTACTTTTAGTGGCGCAGCATCTTTAGGTGGCAACATAATTGCTGCTGTATTAAATCAAGAATACCAAATAGCAACGATTGTTAATGACAATAGTTACACCATTGAAGCAAAAGATACATCTGGCGCTACAGTCACTGCTAATGCGAGTGATTCAGGCAATGGTGGATCAAGCACTGTTGGAACATACCAAATTAATGTAGGAACGGACGATTATGTCCCTGGTTCTGGTTGGGGAGCAGGCACTTGGGGAGGTGGAACTTTTGGATCCGTTAGCGCATTGTCTGCAATTAACCAATTAAGATTGTGGTCACACGATAATTTTGGTGAAGATCTTCTTATGAATGTTCGTGCAGGCGGTATTTATTATTGGGACACCAGTGCAAAAACATTGGGAACAGACAGAGCTGTGGCTTTGAGTGATTTATCAGGCGCTAATTTGCCTCCTACAAAAGCGCTTCAAGTATTGGTCAGCGACATTGACAGACATGTTATTTGTATTGGAGCCGATCCTTTAAATGATGGAGGAACAGCCAGGACTGGATCAATTGACCCTATGTTTATTGCTTGGTCTGATCAAGAAAACGCAGCCGAATGGGAACCAAAACTAACAAACACTGCTGGATCTTTTAGATTGTCATCAGGATCATCCATTGTTGGCGCATTAAGAGCAAGACAAGAAACGCTTGTTTGGACAGATAATTCCTTATATTCAATGACATATGTCGGTTCTCCCTATACTTTTAGCACAAACTTGGTTAATGAAGGCGTAGGTTTAGTTGGGCCTAAAGCTTCAATCAATGCGCCCGATGGCGTGTTTTGGATGGATATGAAAGGATTTTATTTTTACAACGGAGCTGTTGCAGCGTTGCCATGCTCTGTGCATGATTATGTTTTTAGCGATCTAAACATTACTCAAGCATATAAAGTGTTTGGTTTTTTAAATAAAGCGTTCAATGAGGTCGGTTGGTATTATTGTTCAAGCGACAGTTCTGAGATCAATCGTTATGTTGTTTACAATTATCTTGAAAAAACTTGGTCAATTGGCCAGTTATCAAGACATGCTTGGTTGGACGAAGGCGTTGAAGATTATCCTAGAGCAACCGGGACAGATACTTACAACTACTTATACAAACATGAAACAGGCAACGACGCAGATGGATCGCCTATGGATAATGTCTATATTGAGTCTAGTAGCATGGACATACAAGAAGGAGATTACTATACATTTGTAAATCGAATTATTCCTGATATTCGTTTTACAGGCACAAACAGTGGTGCAGCTATGAATGTTGTATTGAAAAAGAAAAACTTTCCAGCTGAAAGTTTAAGCACTGCATCGACCACTTCTATTACTTCTTCGACCACTAAAATCAATACAAGAGCCAGAGCAAGACAAATTGCAATACGTTTTGAGTCAGACGATGACAATTCTGCTGGATTAAGAGAAGGGTTAGGATTTCGTGTAGGAGCCACTAGAATGGAAATTAGGCCTAACGGTAGGCGTTAGTGGCAAAACTTCTTGAAACGAGGCTTCCTGGCGCTGTAGGAGAGGTTTCGCCCGACCTATACAATCGTTTAGTTCGTATTTTAGAGTTAAACTTAGGTGGATTTGATCCAACGGCAACACCGCAATACACCTTAACAACGCTTTCAGAAAACAAATTTAACCCTGGCGATGTCATTTGGAACCTTAATGCAGGCAGTTTACAAGTTTTTGATGGTTCTAAATGGTATGACATTTACTCTGGGACCACTAGAGGGGTCAGCTCAACAGGAGCTGTTGGTTCGCTTTCGGTAAGTACAAATGGGGCAATATCCGTTGATTTATAACTTAAAACATAGATATACTATAGAGATTCTCGGCTCGTGGGATCTTCGCAAACTTATGTGATGCGAAAATGAGAGAAGACATTGCAGAACAATTAGGCGTAACTCCAACACCAAGTGGTTTGGAAGTTCTTTTGCGTCAATCAGAAAACAATAAAATGGCCAGTGGCGGTATTGTGAACATGGCCAATGGTGGCGCTGCACTTAGTGTTTTATCTGGAATGTTAAATCCTGGCAGTTCAGGAGGCTCTCAATTTAACCCATCAGGAATGTTAACAGCGGGTGCAAATGCATTGACTGGAGGTGGGTTTGGTCTTGTTAAATATCTTGCTGAGCTTGCTAATAGAAACCGATCTTCAAATCCTTTGTCAGATCCTTTTACAGACCCAGTTTCAAGTTCTACTGAAACAAGAGGTCTTAGTCCAGAATCAATAAAAAATATGGAAACTGCTGGAGCATTGTCAAGAATTTCTAGCGGCATCTATAATGCTCCTGGAGGCAAAAGCAGTGGCAAAGGCGCTGGCGGAATACAAGGTATATATGGACGAATGATTAGAAAAGAAGATCGTAAATTAAAAAGATTAATTGACAGATATGCAGACACGCCCTTTGCACAAACAGTAATGAATTTTGTAAACAGAAAAAAAGAACAAGGTTTTGGATCGGGCGCATACGATGCATTTGATAGAGTGGCTGCAAGCCCTCCAGTCAGTTATGCTTCTAGCACTGGCGTGCCTAGAAATTTGCTTAATTTTAAAGAAATGAAAGAATATTATAAAAAACACGGCACTTTTATGAAAGAAGGAGCGCCTGTACCACAATATGGGGATGATTAATGGCTACTGATCAAACAATTGGACTACCGCCTCTAGGAGGATTTTCTGGTACTGACGACGTCAGTGATGCGGCGGTTATGGCCGCAATAATTGAAGCTTACGGAGGAGGTTCGCTTAGCGGTACAGATGATCCATATGATTTTGGAAGAGAACTAACGGAAGAAATTATTGCCATACACAGCAATCCAGAAGACATTGAAAACTACATTGGAACCAGAGAAGAAGTTATTAAACTTTTAGATTTAGATTCAGCAGTAGATACATTTATAGATACGCCCGATGAATTTCCAGTTCCTTCAACAACTTTACCAGCTGATCCTACTGTAGAAGCAGACTCTTTAATGCGAATACTTGATCAATACGGATACACAAGCCCCAATGTCTCGATGGATGAAGAGGTTATTGAAGATGCTATGACAAATTTGCAAGACATAGCCTTAAACCCAGACATAATAAATGTTCCAGGTGGAGGAATATCTGACATTGATCCTGATGATATATTAAATGCAGGAAATACTGATGAAGTATTTGGCATATCTACTGATGATGTGTTAGGTGAAGGCGTTGAGGGTGAAGGTGAAGGCGTTGAGGGTGAAGGTGAAGGCGTTGAGGGTGAAGGCGGTGGCATTAAAGACATGCTATCCAAGGCTTATGACAAATTAGGATTTAGCGGAGTATTAAGTTTAATTGGTCTTCTAGCAGGAGGATTAAGTGGTGGCGGATCAAGAGGTCAACAAGGAGGACTTGGAGCATTCACTTCTAGTCAAGTTGATCCATATGGATTAGGAGCCACTGCAAATTACGGTGCTATGCCTGGAAGCGGAATGGGACAGCCAGTATATCTGCCAAATACAAATGCACCGATTTATTATCCATTTGCTTCTGAAGTCACCAAACAATACAACGCACAACAAGGCGGACCGTTCTCGTTTACAGCAGGACCACCACCAGGAGCAATGATTCAAAACTTAACACCACAAAGAATCCCTGGGGTTCAATATGTGGCTGAAGGCAAGTTTATAAGACGCAATGGATTAACCGAAGGTCCAGGCACTGAAACC